ATTTAATATGAAAGCAAGAAAAATTTCAAATCCTTTTTATAAAGGCAACCAAGCTGCCCGCAAAATGCAGGTTCGCTTTTTTCTCTCACTAATGACATTGATTGCATTTATCTTCGTCATTGGCATGCTCCTGGAGCCTGCATCCTCTTCCTTTTGTCTCACCGGATTTGCCGGTACCTCATTTGCCGCTATGATGGTCATCGGTGATATCGAAGACGTTTCCGATCGCAAAACTCATGGCTCGAATATAGCATATAAAGCCTATTTGATTGAAATATCCCAAATCAATCCCGATGTAGCTTTTCCGAAGCCTAATTCAAATCGGGAAGTCGGTACATTGCCGATGAAGGCCGGACAATACATGAAGTATTTCGAGGCCCACGACATTCCCACATATACATCAACAGGGGAGAAAGGTGATATCACCACCAGCGGAGAAAACAATTTTGTGATGATTATGGGAGGCATGCGCGATCAGCTTCTCACCTTTATTGAAGAACATGCTGGTGGTAAGTTCATTATCATATTTAAGGAAGTGGGAGAGGACCAATGGTATATTCTCGGCAATTACGATCGACCGATGGTGCTATCCTCTTATGAATCCAAGAATGATAAGGATGGCCGCTATGTAACCTTTACATTCAAGCGCACCAGCATAGACCAATATTACAAATATGCTGGTGATATTATCCGCGTTCCTGCCGCCAAACATACGGCTGACTCCACAACCTTAGCCATATCTCCTCAGAACAACCGGTACGAAATCCCGAACGGATCAGCAGCGACTTACGCCATTAATGCGATATCAGGTCTCACGGCCAATGATAAAGGTCGCTACATCACTCTCGAAGGTACCGGTACCGACAAAGCCGCCACCATTGCCGATGGCGCAGCATTTACTTTGGAGGATGGTGCCACCTGGACAGCCAAGGCCGGCTCTTCCATCACGCTCCATGTCATGGACCCGTCCACGCTTGTCGAAGTCCAGGGTACTCGTATCCAGACAGCTTAAAAATCATCATTAACAAGCTAACCTGCTGGTCTAAATTCAGTTGCGTTAGCTTGTTTCTTTAAATCCTACAGCTATGTACAATTTCAAAGAAAAGAAACTCCACTTCAATGCCCTGCGCAATCCGGATGCTGCAATATATGACCTTGAATTATTGCGAAAGGGGTGTCCCTGGCTTCCTCAGTTGAGAACTTATGCTCGCGATCCGAAAAGGTACGCAGATGAAATCCTCTATTCCTTGCTGGATCATACCACCAGGGAAAACATTCGCGCCTTCCGTCGTCAGAAGTTAGATGAACTGAAGACCGTTGCAGAAGTTTCCGGTACCGGTAGCGAAACTCCTTCAGCCAACGCAATTACTGCCACTGACAATGACACCACTGCCGCTGATGAAACTCCCGGTACTGGCGGTGAAACTCCTCCGGTCAGCGAAACTACTACTGATAATGGCATCCCTGCCACTAATGAGACTACCAGTACCGATACCACAAATTCTCCGGCATCTGAAAAAATAGAAGAGTTGGAGCAATCCCTCGAAGAAGCCGAAGAAAGAGCCGATGAAGCTGAACAGCGTGCCGAAGAAGCGGAAGAAGCTCAAGAAGAAGCCGAAACTCGTGCTGAAGAAGCCGAACAAGCTCTGGAAACTGAGAAAAAAAAAGAGCAGCCGGTAGCAGCTCCGGCAAAATCCAAAAGCACGAGGAGTACCCGCAAATCGACTGGGACAACCTCTTCGACCCGCAAGTCCAAATAGCCACACTCATCTACAATGACCGTGTGGTTACCTGGAAGCAAATGAAGCAGCTCGACGAACGCCTGGATAAGAATCCGGTCAAGCGTGACATCATGGACATGGTGGAACTCCGGATCCGGAACTTACAAGCCTTCGACGAGCTGCAATCGTTCAACGACACTGGGAAGTTCCTCTACATTCATCCGCTCATAACTCATCAGTCAGAGAGAGCGCAACTGACGAAGTTACTGAAGACGGATCCGCATGAGTTTCTACGCTTGCACAAGAATGTAGCAGACAACATCCGCAGATACGAATCTTACCTGAAGCGAGCCGACCGGCAGACTCGGCGCATTCAGGATAGAGAGAACCTCCGTCGCCATCGTGAACGTGAAGCCCTATTCAAAGCAATATTGCAATCAGTAAGTCATCCCGATAGTCCCAATAATCCCTCTTAACGCTTTCTTATGCAATAGAATCCACGTATACCAACCAGCACTCCTGCTGACTGTGTTCCTTTGTCTTGTCAATTTGCAAAACGACAGAGTAATATTAATCATTAAAACATCAACCAACATGAGTGTAAACTATTCCCTCGCTCTGATGAGCAGCAAACCCGGTGATAAATCCGCTTTAAAGCTATATTATGCCAAGGCGCAAGCCAACGGTGAAGTAACTATGGACGAAATGGCCGAAGATATTGCCTACGCCACATCCCTGACCGATGGTGATGCTTTGAACACTATCCGTGCCCTCATCAAGCAAATCAACAAGAATCTGGCAGCAGGCAAGATTGTTCGCCTCGAAAACTTCGGCAGCTTCCAACTCCAACTGTCCAGCAAAGGAGCCAAGAATGAAAAAGAGTTCACCCCCAACAACATCACGGCAGCCAACGTCCAGTTCCGCCCGGGAAAGCCGATTAAAGCAGCGACCCGTGCCGGAGACGGAGGTCTTACCTTCAAGCGTGTGCCTAAATTAGGAGAAACTCCCCAAACAGATGGCAGTGGTTCCGGCTCGGACGGAGGCATAGAGGAGAACCCTTTGGGATAAATTACTTATAGGTAGTCAGCCAACTGCCTGTAAGTAAATCTCCCGCTACCTATAGGTAAACGTCCTATTGCCTATAGGTAGTTTCAAGTAATTTAGCAGCCATAAATTCCAAAACAAAATATACGAATAATGAAAGCAATCTACATGAGCGACCTCGCTCAAGCCTATTTCCCGCGAAGCACGCCCCGCAGTGCCAGTATTCAGTTACACCGATGGATAGAACTGAATACCGAACTGAAAGCAGAACTTGAAAATTTGCACTTCAAACCCCGGCAACGGGCACTCACCCCCATACAACACGAGGCTATACTTCGATACTTGGGAGAGCCGGGAGAGTAAAAGGATAGGCGGAAGATTTCTAACTTATAGCAATCTTTCGCCTGTTTAAAATTTAGAGTTCATGACAAATTTATTAATAAATCATGGAAAATAAGTTTTATATTTATCTCAAATATTAAATAATCTAATTATTATATATTCAAATCAATAGATTTAATGATAGATTTTGTTACCTTTGTGTGCCCATAGAAATATAACGTATAGAAAGTATGATAACAGTAACATTTGATATTAAGAAGTTAGGAGCAATCAGAGATTCCAAACTAGAAATGAAACCTTTGATGATCTTTTCCGGAGAATCCGGATTAGGGAAAAGTTATGCAGCTTTTTTGGTTCATTATCTATATGTATTGCTTATTAATGACCGCCTCAATAATTATTTTCTAGAAAGCAATTATGATTTCAAATCTGTATTTAATGAAAAGAAATCAGGAGATATCTTATTCAGACTTTCAGCAAAAGAACTTTTCTCTTGGATTAATAAAGATGCTATTTCATATATTGGTTATATGATTGGAAATGAAAACTTAACAGGAGAAGTTGAGATAAACTTTACTTGTAAGAATGAATACTTTGAATTTTTGTTTGAAGATGAAATTGTTGGATTAGATAAACGCGAAGAAGTATTCTATAAAATTGTATTGAATGATTTTACATATCGTATAATGGCTAATACTTTTGAACCAAGTTCAATACCTTTTGCAGATCTACTGAGCGCAGTATTGTCAGAAGAAATATTTGGTCATTATACGGCAATAACACGTACCTATTTATTGCCCCCTTCTCGTGGAGCATTAATGGAATTAGCGGAAAGACCTTCTTTTCGTTCTGGTATGTATGATGAGTTTTTTGATTTTAAGATTGCCCTGAATCGTCCTCTACCGCGTCCAGCCATAATTGATCCTGTTATTTCTGCTTGCATGCAGGAAGTAAACAATGGTAATTTACAACAGGTTGAAGATCGCATTATTTATTATACAGATAGTGGGGTTAGTATGCCGTTGACGGCCGCAGCCTCTTCGATCAAAGAAATGGCCCCCTTTACTCTATTGTTAAACAAATTTTCTGCTAAGGGGCTTTCTGTATTATTTGAAGAACCAGAGGCGCATCTACATCCTGAAAGACAAGTTAAAGTGGCCGATTTGATAGCGTGTGCCATAAATCAAGGATGTCATATGCAAATAACGACTCATAGTGACTATTTCATAAAGAGAATAAACAATTTGATGAAATTACACCAGCTAAAGGAAAAGGTACATCCTGAAATCCTTGCAGGCTTGTTAATGAAGAAACATATTAAGGACAATTGTTTGATAAATCCAACTCAGATAGGTTCATATCTATTGAAAAGGATGAATGATGGAACATCTCGGATTATATCCCAAGATGTGTTGTCTAAAGACGGAATTCCATTTGAAGCTTTTTATCAAGTAATTGAAGATGATATTGAATTATCATGCGAAATAAGAAATCTTTTAAAGGAGAATTGATGTCTTTTTGTTCTGATTTAAATAACCTATTTCCTAAATACTCAATGGAGTATTGTAGGGATAATATATCCATCAAGGAAACATCTGCCCAATCGAAAGTGAAAGAACTTATTTGGTCAAATTCGTGCTTTCAGTGCATTGATGCTACAATAGTAAAGGATATGACTTCATTCTTTCAGAAAGCTGGTTCATCTGATATTTTTCATAATGACTGTGACGGTATTACTATTTTTGAAGAAAATGGAAAAAAATATCTCTTTCTATCAGAACTTAAATCAACCTTTGATTCCAATGATATTTTTCATGCAAGAGAGCAAATTATATCTTCATATATAAAAATAAGCATGTTAATGCATTTATTACGTTGTTATAATAAGGAAGACTTCATTGCTAAGGGTTTTATAGTTAGTTTATCACCTAATGAAAATTATTTGCGGGATATGTATAGAGCACAGTTCTTGAATCGTGGTAATAACTATAGAGAGGAATCTGACTTTATTCTTAAATTATGTTATGGAAAAGAGAAAAAGACTGTATTAAAATCAACCGATTGTTATAAGTTAAAAACATTACCTTTAGGTGACAAATGTTTATTTAATGAAATGGAGCTATACTATATAGAAGTACCTGAAAAATCTAGTTCTATAAAATTAGATGTTCATGATTATATATAGAATAAAGCGGAGCAAAAAACTCCGCTTTATTTTTGCTATTCCAAAAACTATTCCCATCTTTGCATCGACTTCCATTTGAAACAGGCGACGATAGTTCGCCAACATTAGCCGTTGGCCTTTTTTGTGCCCATCGGTCATGATATAGTTCCGACCCCCGTGTGGAGCGTTAATGCGCCCACTGCCTGTTTCAGGTGGAAGTCAACGGGAAAGCGGAACTTTCTTTTTCTATATCCGTATTTGCTTTGGGGTACTTAATCAGAAATTCCCTTTCCCGTCTCTTTAGGTTCGACATTTAGGTGTATAATCAACATATTGTTTCATTTTTTAATGACTTCCAAAATGAAAAATCAAAACCAACGCGCCCGTGGACGCTATGTATCCGCTGAAAAAGTCCAAAGTATGTTTGCCCAGCTGGGCATTGAACTCTGTTCCGGTCGCAAGCGCATCCGCGCTACCCGTAGTGAACAATCCATTATCATCTATACCAATGGTGGTACAGTGAATATCACCTTTAATAAGGAAGGAGGTACAAAATGAGCAAGAAGAACAAAAGAATACGCCATATCTTTGTTACCGGGGCAACAGAACATTATATGGGTGGTACAAACACAACACCACGTTACACAATTCATGTCGGTGAATATTCCATTATTGAAGATTTAAATCTTAATGAGCTTTTTTGTCTCCGGCAACTTCTTAATGAAGTCTATGATTATCAGAGAACACAATACTCTCTTTGGAAAGAATATCGCGAAAATCAGAAAGGGGGCACCAAATGAGTAAAAACTCAAAATTCTCCGTCATGAAATATGATTGGACGGAGAATGAAGGAGCCTCAGAATGTATGTATGAGGTTGCTAAAGTAGATACATCCCAAATGATAGATGACCTTGAACTGGACGAGTTGAAACTGCTACGTGACTTCTTGACTGATTACATCGCCAAAGAAGAGAAAGGGGGCTCCAAATGAATCCTAATAAGAAAATGAGTAAAGAACTGACCGTTGAAGAATGGTCAATGGTTGCCCGGGCTGTTATGAGTTTAATTGTAACTTCTAACCTTTCCGAAATCCCCAAGAATGATATGCAGATTGTAAAATGGCTGACCGCATTTTGTTCCGATATCAATAAGGAAATCATAGAACTTTCTTTTCACCAATAATTCTCCAAATCCCCGTTACAAACTTTTGTAGCGGGGATTTGTCCTTCATAGCTCCCCTCTCATCATTTACTTTTGCCTGCATAATTAATGCAGATCATGAAAAAGAAAACATCACCCATCCAAGAAAATAAGGCGGACACTCCACCGCTTAGTCCGCAAGAAGCGGCACATGCCATAATGGAAGGACTCATTAAGAAAGCTACCAGTGGTGATCTTGATGCCATTACCATGTTGAAAGAAACCACCCAAGAAGCAAAGTTAGAGAAACTTCGAAAAGAATTATTCGGCGTATGACCCAACTCGACACCCTTGATAAGATACACCCGGACCTGATATCCTCTTTTCTCACCACCGGGAAGTGTGATGGAATTCCTGCCGACGTACAGCTCTTTCTGAAGCAGCTCCAGTGGGCTGCTGAAATATACGAATACGAACGTAACATCACCCGTGCAGCCAAACAATTGCGCCAGCGCATCAATGCCCAGCAGCAAATCAACATCGACGAACGTACCTGTAAGACTCGTATCTATGCTGCAATTAATTACTTCAGCATTGATAACAATGTATCTATCAAGGTGTGGGAGTCGAATTATGCCGATAAGTATGAGGACTTAGCCAAACTCTGCGCTGCGGCTGAAGATTATAAAACGATGGGGAAATGTTATGCCGCTGCTCTGGAGTGCCGTCGCCGTGCCTCCGAAATCGCCGAAGCCGACCGCGACCTTGGCATCGTCTTCCTTATCTCTCCGGAACTCAGTCCTGAAGACCTCGGTTACAGCAAAGCCTCACTCAAGGAAATTGCCGCCAAGCACAATAAAGGCTTCTACCTCAATCTCATCGACAGTCTTCCTATCGAGAAAGTTGAAAAGAAGCGTCTCCTCCGCGATGCCGATATCCAGGAAGCGGAATACGAAGAACTAAACGAGGAATAACATGGGAATAGAACTGTATAGCCAATCCTCAAGCTCTCTGTCATCTTCAGAGAGTACCTTCGACGCAGCAACGAGCTTCGAACGCTACTACATGAACCAGATGCAAATTCAGGTCAATGTCATCGACTCCAACAACGTGTTCGCCGAGGTTGCCCGTGCCGGAGGAAAGACCGAAGGTATCACCGGCCCCCGCATCATCCGTGTGGCCAATGATATGCCCGGTGAACTTTCCTTCCTGGTACATAAGACCTACGTCGCCCTCATGACCAATGTCTGGCCAAACCTACAGGCCTACTTTTCCAAGCCCGTCACCGTCGCCGGTAAAGTCCGCCCCATGCTTGAGTACGGCATCGACTACGTTGTTGGCGAAGCCAAACTTCCATCGCACTTTCGCCGACCTCGATATCCCATATCGTACCCCAAGCATAGCGTCGTCTTTCGTGATGGTCATCACATCCAGCTCGTCAGTTCCGACCAGCCCGAATCCGTCGCCGGACGGTCTGCCGTCCATGCCATCATCGAAGAGATGAAGCACAACAAAGGTGAAAAGCTGAAAACCCGTTTGTTCCCCTCACTTCGTGGATCCAGTGCCGATATTCGTCGCTCTCCATACTACCAGGGTATCACCGGCGTATCCGATACCGCTCGCGTTGACCTTGGCGAAGACGACTGGTTCGAAGAATACGAACGTCACATGGACCACAAACTTCTGGAAGAAATATCTACCGTTGCACTTCACGTAAATGCCGCTATCTATCAGAAATACAAACTGATAAATGCACAACGCGAAACCACCAATCCCGTCACCCTTGAGCGCATCCGTCTTGAAATCATCAAGCAAGACCGCATCATCGCCCTTTGGAATCCTCGCCTGGCCGACATGCGCCGGAACGCCACCCTGTATGTCCGTGCCAGTTCTTTCTGTAATAAGGATATCCTCGGTCCTAAGTTCTTTAAAACCCAGCTCGAAACCCTCGACATGGATGAGTTCCTTACTTCCATTTGTGCCATCCGTCACAAGGAAGTGATTAATAAGTTCTTCGCCAGCTACAACAAGGAAAAACACCAATTTTCCGATAGCTACATTTATGAGTCCATTCTGAAACTCGACCTTCGGGAACACTTCATCCTCACAGCTCGATATCTGAAATACTACAGCAAACACGATGAGCTTCTTGTAGGTTACGACCCCGGCCATTTCTCATCCCTGACTGTCGCTCAGGAAAAGAATTACGGTCGTCAGCTCCGCGTCTTGAAAGAGTTCTATTGTTGCTACCCCGAAGAACAACCGGAACTCGCCCGCCAGTTCTACGAGTTCTTCGGTCCGGACTCCATCAATAAGCGAATTATTCTATATCCCGACCGCGCCGGCAACAAACGCCGGGAGGAACTGGAACAAATCACCACCGACAGCCGGGCGTTAAAGCGCGAACTCGAAAGTTACGGCTTCGAGGTCGAACTGATGAACGAGGGTCAGGCCACAATTTACTATTGGCAGCAGTTCAAATTATTGTTGCTCATCTTTGGCGGTCGTAGTAATGTTTTGCCTGAGATATTGATAGATGAAAACGAGTGCAAAAACCTTTGCAGCTCTATTATGCTTTCACCACTGAAGAAAACAGAAGGGCGTATAGAGCTTGATAAATCATCTGAAAAGAAAGTACCATTAAAGAACCAGGCCGGACTAACAACACAGCTCCCCAGCTCCTTAATTTACCTTCTTTTTGGTCGCTATGGAAACAGAGTACAGGGCGAATTATCATCAATGCCGGATAATCTACCCGATAACTTGGCAATATAACAGCTATTTTTCACCCTAAAAATATATCAGCAAAAGTATAATAATGGAACTGTTTGACATCAAAAAAATATTTAAACCATTGGGAAATAACCCTTTGCTTTTAAAAATTCAAAACGTATTTTTCTTGCAAGGCGCATACCTACACGCACCGCTGAGTTTTCACCTTGCCGCTCACCCCCTCTCGAAAATTCCGAAAATATGACAAACGGCAGGGGCGTCCTTTTGGCGCACCTCGAAACCCACTACTTTCGGGCATGGAAATGACAATGACGGGTATCCAGGCGATGCAATGGGCTAAAGAGATCTCGAAGCTTCCCAATGGCTGCTTCACCATTGCCTTCTTCCCGTGCTCAAGGCATAGGGGCGAGGCTGTACCTAATTTAACAGTAAAGGAAGGATGCAAATGGCGCACCCAATTGCCGGAGGAACGGTTTAGCATTGATAGCGATAACTTCTTTCTCTTCAGTGATGCAGATGGTGAACCGAAGATGTGCTACCGCATACTTATCCGGTACATGGGCTTTCCACAAGATGGTTTTAAACTTCATAAAATAGATTGGTTATGAGTAAAAGCAACCTTAAAATGATAGGCAATTACGGTTGTTATCTTGACGATGACAATGTAATCTCATTTCAAATCGGTGATAAACCGATCTCGTCAGTGCTGGATCCGGATCCGATGTTTCCGGTACTTAATGACAGCAACTTCCCAAACATGCAATGGCAGAGCATCCAAGGATTTCAAGTGTGCAGTCGTGGCTTCAACAATCTGAAGTGTGAAGAGATTGCCTCAGATATCAAGAAGAATCGGTTGCTTCCCCGTTTGATAACCAAGCAGGTTAATATGCTATATGGGCATGGGATTAGTGTATACAAGCCTACAATAGTCGATGGCAAGTTACAGAAAGAATGGATTGATTGCCCGGAAGTTATTGATTGGCTTAATAGCTGGAAAGAACGTGGCCTTGAATCGGACCATAAAGAGGTTGCCAAATCTATCATCAAGAACTACTACTATTTTCGTGATTTCTTTGTTAAGTGGAGATTTACAATAGGGAAGGGTAGAGGAGTGCTCCCTGTTGCCGGACTTGAAATAATGGAAAATAAGCATTGCCGCCTGGCAACAACAAAGAAGGATGTTGCCACTGATGTAGTCTATTATAAGGACTTCCGGCATATAGCTGTAGGGAGATGGGGGTATGGCACTTCGACTTTCCGTATCTATCCTAAATTCAATTTGGCGGAAATCAGCAATTACAAGTATGCGGCCATATCACACCATCGTGAAAAATCAGTCGATGAATTTTATGGAGTTAACGAAACCCATGCCGGTACAAAATCCTACATAAAAGGCTCCAATGATACTGCCGATTATATAAACTCGTTTCTCCGGAACTCTCTTGCGGCCAAAATACACATCATCATTCCGAATGCCTGGCTTGAGTCTAAGCGTATTCAGATTACCAAGCTCTGCGAGGAAAACAAACGACGTAAAAAAAACAATGAGAAACTCCTGGAATACAATAATATTGAGATTGGTACAGAATTCAAGGAATCCACGCTTATCCAATATTTGCAGTCAGAATTGCGTAAAATATCCCGCTACCTCTCTGGAGCGGATAACCAGGGGAAAGCCTATGCCACCATCAGCTTTAAAAATAGTCAGGGTGAGGAAGAACGCTGGAAAATCGAAACAGTGGATCTAAAATATAAGGAATATATTGACGCCCTTATTTCCTACGATAAACGCGCCGATGAAGTACTTCTCTCCAGTGTAGGCCTTGATTCTTCAATTTCGAGCGTCAGCAAAGATGGAGTGATTTCCAAATCGGGTGCTGATGCATATTACAACTACCTGATATACATCATGTCGCTTACTTCTGAAGACGAAATTTGTTCTGAACCATTTAATCAGGCCATGCAAATAAACTTCCCCGATTTATACAATCAGGGGTATCGCCTTGGCTTCTACCGAGAAGTTCCAGCTCGCCAGGAAGACGTATCGCCAAAAGACAGACTTAATAAGCAACAGTCATGACAATATTACAAGAACTATTTCCCACCATTGCGGAGTTTCGTAAGTATGCTCCCTATGCCGAAAGTAACATCACTTTCGACCAGCTCAACTCATCAGCTATCTCAGCGAGAAAGCAGATAATCATCATTCTCACGAAAACAGTTTATTCTGAGATTGTTTCCACTGACGGAGAACTTAAGGAGGCCTTGTGCATGGCTATAGCAAACTTAACTATGGCCAAGCAGCTCATCTTCGACATCGTTTCCAAACGTAAAGACGATGTCGACATCTATAAGCATGAGCAGGAAACTATGCGTCGCTCCTTTATTGAAAACTACTACAATGCAATGGATACAGCAATCCAATTGCTTGATACTGAAGAGAACTTCCCTTCTTGGAAAGAAACCCGGTACAAAAAACTCCTTGATGGACTCAAGATTCAAAGTACCGAAGACTTTGATATGTTATACTCCATAGACCTGTCTTACCTCTTCTTTTTCCGGACTATTCCTATTCAAAAGGAGGCCCTGGATGATGGCCTATCAGGCTATTTTGAACGAGCTGAAAATAAGGCGGACATCCTGCGAATGCTTCACCGTTGCCTGGCAAAGCAAACCATTTCCATCGCACTCCGCCGTTTCGATATCATTGAGTTTCCGCCTACGATTCGGAGTCTATTCGATGACTCCAAGGCAAGTCGTTCTGGCAAAGATGAGCAGGAACGTATGCTTGCCTTAGCAGCATCTTTGGCTAATGAGGTAAAACAAGAGTTAGTCAATATCGATCTGCTACTTACTTCGGATTCTTCCGGATCCGTCGATACTAACACCTCCTTTAACTGTCCTGACGACCTAATAATGCTGATGCCATGCTAAATCCAACTATTGATTTTATAGCCAAAGGAACGCAATACAGCATTCCTAATTCCTGGGAGGGTATTACTCCGTACCTTTTTCAGTCCCTCATTCATGACATTGGACTAATGGCCAAAGGTAAACTCTCCGTTGCTATGGTTCGCGTAAACTATGTATGCCGCGTTATGGGGTGGAAACTCAAAAAAATAAAGGACTCTGATGGATGGGCTAACTTAGCTTGGCTGGCCGAACAAGTAACATTCCCATTCACAATTGTCTATCCAGATAATGACGCCGCTCTCCAGGATCTCGATTCGGACACACGAAAATTATGTAAACGTATTCCACCGCACCGATTGACAGGCATCACCATTGCTCGATATCTGAGCAAGCTGCCCTACAACTATGCCGTTGACTCCTGTTTTTGCAAACAGATGATCCCGGTAATTCGCTTCAATGATGATGAGCTATATTCAGCCTATACGATAGACACTTCCTTCAACCGGCTTACTTGCTCTTTGACCGCCCTTCAGTTCATCGAGGCCCGTTCCTTGATTGGCGGATCATTAGAGCAACTTCCGCTTTTGGCCGCTATTCTTTATTATCCGGACCGGTACTCTTCTGATGGAGCTCATTCCCTCGCACATAAATTCGTCAAGTTGCCGGTGGATGAATTGACTGCCATTGCCTTCAACTTCCAGGCATTCGTTAACTACCTATTCACCAAAACCGAATTCAAGTTACTTACAGAGGCCAAGAACACCAAAGTGTCTGCCATTTCCACCGGTGCCCTTGAGTCTCTGTATAACTTGAGTTCCGACGGCCTTGGCGACGTTGACACCATCGAACGGATGAATATCCTTCAATACCTTACAATTCTCCGGAAGAAACTCATCGATACCGTTCGAAGCCTTCACTCTGCTAAGATGGAAAAGGTAGACATAGCGAACGAAACCGGCTTACCCATTCACTTAATCAATGATATTCTATGATCCTGAATTTATTAAACCTCAAATCCGCAACTACGCGCATAATATGATATAGAAGCGAAAAGAATCA